CCTACAAACATTGCAGGGGTATTTACTCGCGTTCTGATGAATTTAAGTGCTTTGTGGGGCCCTACTTCAAGCTTATTGAAGAGGAGGTCTACAAGTTGCCGCAGTTCATCAAGCACGTGCCAGTCGCGGATCGACCGAGTTACATTAGGGAATACCTAATTGGAATAGGCGCGACGGAAGCTACCGATTACACGGCTTTTGAATCACAATTCAATGCCGAACTTATGGAGCTTGTGGAAATGCAGTTGTACAGGTACATGACCCAATTTTTACCTGACCGTGAACAGTTTCTAAGGCACCTTAAGGTCCTGTTGGAGCGCCAGCGCTGTGATTTCAAAACAATTGGGGTTGAAATCGATACGGCGCGGCTTTCAGGAGAAATGTGCACATCGTTAGGCAATGGATTTTCCAACCTGATGTTTGCACTTTTTGTTGCTCATGAGCGTGGTTGCTCTGGAGTTAGAATTGTCGTGGAAGGTGACGATGGTTTAATGAAGAAATGTGGACCCAACTTGGAGGTGGAAGATTTCGCCCGAATAGGGCTGACTATCAAGTTGGAGAAACATGATGACATGGAAACAGCGTCCTTCTGCGGGTTAGTATTTGACTCTGAGGAACTTATAAACATTACGGACCCACGTGTCGCTCTAGCTTCTTTTGGCTGGGGTGATGCCCAGTACACGTTGGCGAAGAAGACTAAGCTTGAAGCACTTCTTCGATGTAAAGCGCTCTCGTTGGCTCATTCCTTTCCAGGCTGTCCAATCATTTCAGAATTGGCCTGGATGGGTTTGAGGAATACCCGTCACGTTAAGAAAAAAGCCATGGTTAAGATTGTTGATACAATCCAAAACCAGTGGGTGCGTGACCGTGTTCTTCTTGCGCTCAAAGACGAGAAAAATATAGTTCGTAAACAGGCTGGCCCACGTTCAAGGGCCATTGTGGAGAGTAGGTATGGCATTAGTGTTGCCGCCCAAGTTGGAATTGAAACGTACTTGAACCAGAAGTGCGATTTGACTCCACTACACAATAATTGGATTGATATGAATATGCCTTATGAGTGGTGTGCTTTTGCCTCAGAGTATGTTCGTTTCGTATCCAAGAAGCAGATTAAAACTGAACCTTTCTCAATTGTTGGGGGCCAGTTGAAATGCATTATGAACCTTGAGAATGTGAGTTTTGAACTCAACTCGCCGCTTCTCTTTAATTGATGACAAGTATATGCGCATAACCTCAAGTGTTAACCGCATTCTTTTCAGTTATCCGGTCGACAATATTGTGGAGGAGGCTTAGGCCTGTGTGTATTGAATAGTGTTTGGGTAGTATGGTTAGTGGGGTTCGGGGGTTTCAATTCAAATTCACACATCTAAAGTGTGTGTTGTAATTGTTAGTGTTACTCGCGCCCACAACCACTGCCTGTAGTATTCTTCATTGCATGCTAGCTTTTGTGGCTCCAGAAGATCCACTTCCGGCATAATGGCTGTTAAGCTATGGTTAAACTCATTGCGCACCCTTTGTTATCAGTATAGGATGGGGCATTTTTATTCTCAACATTCCTG